AACGTCTCCGGACTTTTGCCAAATTAACCAACCGCTTCCTTTCCAAATGGTTGGAACAAAATTATCAGGATTAGTTACATATCCTGCCAGCCATAAAGGATACTTTTGTAATGTGGCGGTTACGGTAGGATCTACTTTACCGGCATATTGATTAAAGAAAGGTCCTCCCGTGTAAACGAAAGGAATCTTTCCAGACCTATTCTCTACCGTTTGTAACCAGGTCAAAACCCACTTAACAAATACCGCTCCAGAAAGAGTTGATTGCTCAATGTCTAAGGCTAAGAAATCAAATGGAGTTAATTGCCCTACCATATCTAAAAAGAAGTTGGCTTCTTTAACTGGGTCGTTTTGAGTTAATCCATAATGATATGTCCCGCGAATTAGTCCGGCATCTTTAATGCCGTTCCAATTATTATGAAACTGAGAGTCAACAATATTCAATCCTTGCGTAGCTTTTGCCGCCGCAAAACTAACTTGATTAGAAGCAGCCACTGCCTTCCAATCTACTAACCCTTGTGGATATGCAACATCAATCCCATCAATCATGCTTCCTCGTCTTCTTTGAACCAAAAACTTTGTATGTCAGAGATTTTAAAATAATGGAGTTTTGCTCACTTATCACCAAGGATTAGCCAGGTACAACTATCAGCAGTTCCAACAATGGTTCCTGGATGCACAGTATGGCTTCCAACCATTACTAAGCACACTTCTTTTCCTTTTAAATCTACGTCATGCCAAAAATTAAATTTCATAGTTCTAATCTTACTTATAGTTTATTTTACACCTGCGATTAATGCCTTCTGGTTTTTGATCGTTAGATGATTTGAATGCCCATGTTTTGCCACGGCTTCTCAAACATTTAGGACATAAGGTAATGCACATTTCATCAGAGAAATATTCGCCATCTGATTTTTCATTTTTATGAAAGCGCACGTTTGTTGAATATATTCTCTGCCTGGTTCTAAAAATGTTATTACCCGGAATAGATGACATCATAGATGATGATGCGAAAGATCTAATTCTACGGCGCCGCGGCGCCATTTTGTATGTCCAGAAAAACATTCGAGTGATCGTGGATCCAGATAATTGTATCTTAGATCCGCATAACGGACACCTAGATTTTGCACCAAAAGTTGAAGATAATGTTATTTCTGTTTTACTTGTCATTTTCTACGATCCACGACTCCACTTACCAATTTACCAAACGATGAGGACTTGGCTGCAATTTTTTCTTTAATCTTCTGTGCTGCAGATACCGTTTCATTGGTGCCCGTATCAATCTGAAGATTGAGATTTCTCTGCTCATCTTTACCCTTAACGGCTTGCATGTGCTCATGAGCATCTTTTTTTAACTGAGTTACTCGTGATTCGGGCAATCCCAAACCAGTGAACAATGAATAAACCTTAACAACAGGATCAGGAATATCTATCGTATAGATTCCTTTAAAAACTCCTTTTGGAGTACCGCACTGATCATTGATCATAGCTAACGCATATGTAATACTAGAACTTGGAATTTTTGACCAAACTTCTTTATTTGCCGCGATAATGACACCAACATATTTGGACTGCTTAAGATCAAAACCGCCAGCCAACAAGTTCCCATTTAGATTATTAACGACAGCCTCAGCAATGGCTGTGTCCTCTGCATAATTATCTACGGTTAATTCTCCGTAAACTGTCAAGCCCTCGCCGTCGGTAAATAACTTACCCCATTCCATAGGATCTAATCCTTTGACAGATGATGGCATAGAGGACAATGTATTGAAAGAATCAATTGGATCAACAATTGCCTTATTAGCAATCCCATAAAATTCTACCTGGCTTACATTAGCATAAATAGCTTCAATCTTAGCATTGTCTACGACAATAAGATTGTTAACCTTTTTTGTCTGAGTTAACTTAGCTAGCTTAGATAATGTTTCAAGAGCATTTGCTTTGGTTTGGGCGTCTTCCGTATCCATTGGAAGAACCGTGATAACAACCAATGGTTTGCCTTGCTCAGCAAGAAGGTCAACCAAAGTCTCACAAGATCCGGCTCCAGAGCCGCCTCCCAAGCTAAGACAAAGAACATTTACTTGTGCATTTGATAGCTTATCATTAACTAATTGTGCAATTTCTCCACGATGAGCTTCGGCAGCAGCTTTACCAATTTCAATTTCTTTGGCGGCGCCTCCCAAACCATATTCTAATAATAATTTGTTTGAATCTGGGACATCAATAAACTTCAAATCCTGCATAGCGGTATTGATGACTATCGAATCATAACCTAACTTATAGAAGGTTTCTGCGATACGTGATCCAGCCTGACCAGACCCAACGACACCTAATGCTAGACTTCTTTCCTTCTTTGTTACGATTTTAGCTGACATATTGTTCTCCTGCTGTTTCGCCTGACTTTTTGCTTTTAATGCGGCAAGTTTGCTCAAATCAATTGAGTCTTCTGATTTTTTTACTTCTGAATTGGAAACATCATCCACTAATTCTTCTTTTGATTGATTTTCTTCTGTTACTGACGTTGCACCCATTAAATTCTCCTAAATAAAAATTTTCTATTTATAATATATCACTTTAAAAACCATTGATTTGCTAAATACCACGAAATACATTGCTCAATTCCATCTTTAAACTTATACTTTGGTTCCCACCCTAAAGATTTAATCTTTGAAGAATTGATACTATATCTGAAATCATGCCCCGGTCTATCTTTGACAAATTCAATTAAATCATGTCCTTTGCCCATTACATTACAGATCTTTTGAACAACCTCTATATTTGTATATTCTTGATTTGCCGTAATATTATATGTTTGATTGTCTTCGCCTTTATTAAGGACCTCCAATATGCCGGAGCAATTATCAAATACATGTGTCCAATCTCTAATCTGTAGCCCCTGACCGTAGATAGGTATCTTTTGATCGTTTAAAATGCATTTTATAATCTTGGGGATGAACTTCTCCATTGTTTGCCTTGGTCCATAATTATTGGATGACCTAGTAATGTTATAAGTTAGTCCATAACTTTGATGAGCTGCCTTTACCAATAATTCTCCGGCTGCTTTGGATGCCGAATAAGGATTTCTAGGATTAAGTGCGGACTCCTCAGACCAAGGAGGATCAGATTCCTTGGTTAATTGACCATATACTTCATCTGTAGATATGTAGATCAATCTCTCGACATTATGTTTAATGCAGGAATTGATTATTGTTTGCGTTCCTAGCACATTGGATGTGATAAATGAGTTCGGCTCTTGAAGGGAAGAGTCTACAAAAGTTTCCGCCGCCCCATGAATAACAATGTTAGGTTGCTCAAATTTGAAAATCGTATCAATAATATGTTGATCTCGGATATCTGCCACATAGAATATATGACTTTTGTTTATGTAGAGAGAGTTTTTGAACTTAGGGTCCACCCTATCCACACTGACGAATTGGTATGGTTGTTTTTCATAAATAGCTTTTCTAATGAAATTTCCAAAAATAAAACCACAAGTGCCAGTTATTAAAACTTTCTTATTCATTATCATCCATTCAATGCATTCCAAAATGTGACTAAAATCTCTCTAGACTCTTCTTCACTTATTTTTGAAAATCTAGGGATCTTGTTTCCGTCCAGTTCTACCTCATCTAAGAACATAGATGAGGGGCGCACCCAATAGGCGCATGCTCCCCAATTGTCATCCACATATAACGCCCTATACATGACCATGTTGTCAAGATTTTCTGAGTGTTTTTGCAATACCCAATACCATATATAAATTACCTGTATAGTGGCGATAAACTCCTTGAGTCATTTATTATTCCTTGTATAAATTGTATTTGGTGCTAGTTTCATATAGCTCCCTATCAAGAACTGCTTTATTTGTCCATTTATCTCTTAAGAGAGTAAGGTTGTGATTCATAAATAATTTATTGGCGGGATTCTTTTTAAGAGAGGCGCTTTCTTCATGAAAGATATTAGTTTTTCCACAATATACAATTTTCTTTTTAAGATTATGCTTAATGGATAAACAAAAATCTACATCATCAAATGCCCAATGAAACTTTTCATCCATTCCATGGATTCCGGACTTATTTGTCGTACAAACTTCTTTGAAATATCCGGCTCTAGTTAAAAGAACAGCTCCAGTTACTACCTGAAATTCCCTATTTTTTTCTGCATTGCTATCAGACTTTTCATTAAGCCTATAGTGAATAGGGGCATTATATCTAGAATCAAATACTACTCCAGCGTGTTGTAGTTTATCAGTTCCAGTAAACAACAGACGGGCGCCAACCGCTCCCACCGCCGAATCACTTTCTAAAATCTTTTTCATGGAATGAATTGATTTTGTATCATTTATAATGATATCATTATTCAATAACATTATCATATCATCATCTTTAGGATTTGCTTCTTTGAAGAGGAAGTTTACTCCTTCTGAAAAGTTTTGAGAATTATTATGGTAAGGAATAACCTTGATGTTTTCTTTCCATTGAGACGCCATTTCTAGAGTATTATCTCTAGAGGCATTATCCTTGATAAGCCAAGTATAATCCAAATCATGCAAAGCCGGAATAAGAGATTCTTTTAATTTAGATAGTTTCTCTGCGCCATTCCAGGTTAGGGTTAATAGATAAAGCATTTTGTCAGCCTTTTAATTGTTATAAACCTACTTTTATAGTTGCCATTACTGCCACTTCGCCACCAGTACCTACCTGAATAGATGGACCAATATATAAGTTGTTCATGAGTGGAATGTGTTTACCTACGTTATACGCAAAAGGAGTGAATGAAAACTGTGGGGTTTTACTAACCATACCATAACCAACGCCCAATTCTAAAACAGAAAAATCTGGTTGTTTTTTGAACTGTCCGTAACTCATAATTCCTACGCTAATATTTGGAGTAAATTCAGCGTGAAGTGGTGAGGTAAGCGAAACTCCCGCATCTATTCCCATAAATAATCTCGGATTCCACCAAGACCATTTTGGTTCTGGATACTCTTGTTTTGTTTCTGCCTTTGAAATAGGCACCACATAGGTTTTACCATCAACTGTGACGGTAAACTTATTGTAGAAATAAGTTCTTTGGTTCTCGTCCGTACCAACAACTGATGAGACCGAATATTCTCTTGCTTTAATATCTATATTCCAAGGGTCCTTTTGCCAGGCTGAAAAACCTACAGAACCAATTGGTACTTTTTGATCTCCGAACTTTTCGTTCAAAGATAGATTCTGTTGCGCTTTTAAATATCCATAAGGATCAACATTAGGGCATACCGTTCCGTCTGGACATACTGGATCTGGTTGTGGATTTGGGTTAACAGGTCCAGTATTGGTGGTTGGAATATGGTTTCCAATTTGAGGATTACTTATAACGGTTACAACATTAACCGCCGCAACCTCTGCATGAAGTTTTTTTAAATCATCCTGAATAACTTTAATATTTACGCCATTATCTTTAATGAACTGATCGATGTCTTTTTTTGTAGCGTATTCATTTTGACTGCGAACTATACCGTCAGCCAACTGTTTTTGTGCAACTACATGAGTCTCTATTGCTTGTTGGCGATTAGCAATTTCTATTTGTTTGTAAATAATAAATGACAATAATCCAACAATTAACATTGTTCCTAAAGCAATTAGGATTTTATTTCTAAGAGACATTTTTGTACGCTTTCTTACACTTGCAAAGCAGGGCACCAATGAATTGTTCTGCCTTCGGGAGTAGTTTCTGATTTAATTTTGTTTCCTAGTGGATCAATCTTTTTCCCATAGACTTTGAATTGGCTAGAATATTTGCCTTCTGCGCCATAAGCAGTCTTATAGGTTTGAATTGTGGCTCCCTGGTAATTATATGACTCATGCATTACATTTTTGATGGACTCACATATTAAATCTATTTCAGATGATGATAAAGAGCTGCACGATCGCCACGGAGAAACCTTTGCTTGATATAACGCTTCGGCTCGAATGTAGTTACCTGTGCCTGAAAAAATATTCTGATCCAATAAAACCTGACCAATTGGCTTGTTAGATTTTGAGAGAGTTCTCTTTATCCATTTTTCATAATCTGTATATGAATCTCGAAATGGATCCCAACCCAACTCACTTATCTTGTCTAATAATTTATTTTGTCCTTTAACGAATTTAATAGTTCCAAAATGTCTGGGATCATTAAAGAATAATGATTTTATTTCTTTATCATCTTCATAAAAGACTTCCAGGCAGGGATGTTTCCCCTCGGTGGGGGACCATTGACCAGTCATACCAAAGGTACAGTACATATACCAATCATTATCAAATGACCAATACATAAATTTACCATGAGTTGAAATATCTTTCACTATAACTGGACCAGCCGATACTTCTTTCAGAAAATATTGAAGACCAATAATTGGATCATGAGCATATCGAGAATTTGGTGCGGCATGAGCCGTAATCATTCGCTTCCCTTTAATCAAAGGGAAAATCAAAGCCGCACTTAATCTTACTTCGGGACCTTCGGGCATTTTGCAATACACTCCTATATGAAAGCAATTAATTTATGCATTTTTAATAAGAAGTCGTCAATAAAATCTTGAGCTTCTTGAATTGATTTAAAGCTCAGCGGTTTATCATCCACCATCAATGGGGAGCATTTCCCCCAAAATGGCTTAACCATAAACTCCAGCTCGCCAACAAAATATACTTGAAATACTTAATTTTTCCAATAATCAGTTCGTATTAATCTTACACCCGACCTAACGCCACCATACAAATAATTCTCGTGATTTTCTCCAGACAAATCACCGTACCACTCATCTCTATATCCTTATAGAGGTGGCTTCGCGTTTCCATTCAGCGAGTGTAAATTTTCCAATTGTTATTTCTTTTGCCATTTGTTTACAAAAATCTGTCTAGCCCGCTTATACAATTGATAAGTGTTCAACTGTTGACTGGTTTGTTTTCCAAAATGGACAACCGGAATATCCACCACCTGCATGGGAATTTGTAATTCGCGTGCCCTGAATGATAGATCAGTATCTTCAAAATACGCCAACCCAAACTCTTCAGAGAAAATTTGTGGCGGAGGCGTATAATCATGAATCAAAAGAGGATTTCTTGGAATTTCTAATTTACTCCAAACATCTTTAGAAGCTGCCAAGCACCATCCCGACATATAGGATTTTCCATCAAGCACTTTATTGGCTTCTTGAACGAAATTCAAATCTTTATCTAATTGACCCATGGTTGGTCCGACCAACCCATTCCCACACTTTTCAATCAATTTTTGAGTCCACGTTGTGTGGTCTGCGCGCACGCGAATATCGTTATTCAAAAATAATACATTAGGCGCACTAGCTAAAGCGTAACCCTCGTTACACGCCACGGCAAATCCTTGATTTGCTGGAAGTCTATGATAGACGATTGCCTCGTTATCATGAAGATTTTCTTGTGTTACGTCTATGCTTCCATTATCAACTACAATGATCTCATGATTTTTAGGAAGTTTGAATAGGTCAGTTAAGCAGGCTTTGGTAAAATTCCATTTATTGAATACTGGAATCACGATAGATAATACTGGGTTCTGACGCATAGCCATATCTGTAATATGCTTCATTTATTTACATAGTCCCACAAATTGTTCAGCCACTTTTCTCCAGGTAAAATTGGGAAGAAGTTCTTGCATTTTTGGAGAAAATTTTTTGTGATAATCGCCATAATTCTGAATTAAATCTTTCAGCTTGGTGGCAGCCTCGTCTACATAAGGATCATACGCGCGCGCGTAGGGAGACGGCTCCCAATATTGCATTTTCAAATCGGCTCGAATCTCTTTGCCGCCAATCAATATTGAGTTGTCATCATTCATGTATTCTAATTGACCGCCATAACGAGGAGCAACTACCACCTTATTGGCGGCGAAGCCCTCTAATCCTGGCATCCAGAAACACTCGGCGTGTGCCATAGTATAAACCACGTCGCATGCGTTGTAAAGGGGCTCGATGTCCGTAATAAATTGGTCCAGAATTTCTACGTCTGCGTGATTTTTAAATTTTGCCTCCCATTTGTTAAAAATTTCTCCGAATGGGATATTGAATTGCGAGTTGGGTCCTTTCTTAGATATTTTAAGAACCAAACAAACATCATCTTTTTTTGTAAAAGCTTTACCGTAAGCTTCCAATAAACCAGGAATGTTTTTTCGCAAATGCGGCTGCGCAATATTGGCTAATATTTTATATTTTTTTGTTGTTTTTAGTGGATATTTTCCAAGATTTTGAAATCTATCTAAATGAATTCCGTGAGGAATTACTATTTGCCGATCTTCTGGAATTCCGTTTTCCACAAATATATTTTTAGAAAACTGAGAGGAAGGAACCACTTTATCTATAGAAAAAGCAGCTTTAGCAAAACCCTTCGGTAAAACTGTTGTTTCATAATTCCAAATACCAAATCTATTATTGTTACCTCGAATAAAATAATTAGGGAAATTTACCATGGCAGTATATGATAATTGCATATCATAAGTTGATGATAGTTTAGAGGTAATTCTGTCCTGGAAAAACTTAGGCGTCATTGCCCTAAAATCTTCTTCTTCAGCGAACCCTCTCAAGTTTGCTTTAAGATCTTCCGGAAAATGAGTAATACCATTAGTAGAAAATAAATCCACATCATGACCCATATGGATTAATTCTCTGGAAATATTTTGAGCAACCACGCTCCACGAATGATTTTTGCCTAAAAATCCAAACCAACAAATTTTCATATATACCTGCCCAACGTTAGTTATAACAACGGGCGGGATTTCGTATTGTATTAATTTGCGTAATGAACGGTTAGTCTTGCCATCTTACATACGGCGGTACTTGCCACATTTGCCGTGCTTAATATAACTTCATAAATATGACCAGAAGTTAATTGTGAGTATAAATTAAGAGACTGAACAAATGTTGGGGAAGTATTTGTTGTGCTTAATATGGTGCTTGGACCGGCACTTAAATTCAAATATGAGGCAGATGTAATATCATATAATTGTATTTGCGCCGCGTTAGCTCCCGTAGTCTCTAGGATAACTTCGAGAACAATAGAAGAAACTTGAGTATTAATTATGTTGGATGTATCATAAATTAAAGCTCCAATTGTTGTTGGAACGGCAAATGATTCATTAAATACACCGGCAGCCCCGTAAATATATAATGGATTCTTATATGTAAACGAAGAGTCTAACTTGCCAGAAGCATTCGTTTTAATAACTTTATCAGCGTCTGCAGCTCCAGTTGTATGATTTATTGCAAAGAAAATATCCGCAGCAAATTGATAACTTAAACTACTTCCATTGCTTGTTAATACAGTCCCAGTTGGTCCGACTTTATTTAATCCAGTTCCGCCATGAACAATAGGTAATACCCCAGTAATATCTCCGCCCAAATCGACTAATGCGGATGGTCCGCCTACAGCCGCCCCACTAAATACGCTGATTAACTCTAGCATATTCTGTACTTTTGTAGAATCAACAAACAATGGTTGGTTGTTAAATCCGCCTTTTTTCAAGAAAATATTGATTTGTAATTTAGTACTTAATGTTGGGTGAACTGCGTCTTGGAATAAATTAGTAAAATTAAGTGTTAGCAATCCGGTTGCATAATCAACGGATACTCCCATTTTCCCATCAACAATGGCGCCGTAATAACCATCAGGACTTAACCCATTTGTGTTTGGAGAAAATGACTGTACAGAAACTGAGAACCTGACCTGATCTTTTGCTAAAGCATCTGTTGTTACTAGTGAACAATCAGCAAATTTCATTGCTGGGAAGCCAAGTTTAGTTAATCCGGTAAGTAAACCACTTCCATCTAATGTTGAAGCAATGAAATCTTCGACAACATTAAGTGTCTTTTCAGTTCCATAAAAACCATCCGGGATTTCTAAGACTATTGTTCCAACCTCAAAGTCTACCTTGTAAAAAGATCCATCTTGTCTTTGAAGTTCGCCACCATCTCCTATTATTAGATTATCTGGGATGTAATAATTTGTACGCCCCTTATCAAAAGCTGGCTTGGTGGGGTAAAAATTACATATAATACCATCTAAACTGCAAGAATTTTTTACAAATCCAGATGGAGAACTAAAAATGGATGGGACTAATTTTGGATTAGAGTTACTTACAACCAAATAATCATTCCATGATAATTGTTTTTCAATTAAAATAGGAACAGGAGACGTATAAAAATCATGGCTTACAAAATATCCATCTGCCAAGAAGATGTCTGGACTGGTATGTAATCCAGCAGATCTGCCCGTACCAAGAGAAGTATAATCATCTACTCTGTCTATGAACTTCTCTAATGTAAATCTAACTACTTGAAACTTCGTGCCTATCTTAGTATATGGGTTCGTAGAAGGGGCGGGATATGTTGTGCCTGGTGAGCTAGAGAATGGAACTCTTTTTATGTACTCGTTTAATAAATAACCATCATTATACGTAATATGGAAATCGCCATCAATATCGGCTCTCAACATTTGATTGAATGTCTCGCCATTTAGATAAACTTTTCTAAGAGTGATGACGCCAGAAAGCAGATCGCTAGAAATGATATCAAATCCACCAAAATTTTCTACTGGAAGTGGAGTTAAGATAACTAACTTCAATGTACCAAGACCAATAATAGTGCTAAAATCTACTGAAGCACTGGTGAACTGACCTAATCTTGGATTGTTTGGATTAGCAATTAAAATACCATCTGTGCCTTGAGCCCAAATAAGATTAGTAGCAGGATCTACGACCTGAAATCTGACAGAATAACTATTAACAAATGGTTTTGTATAGGTAGAATATCCGTTAATAAAAGTAGTGGTACTATAACCGTCCGTAGTTACCGAACTATCAAGAGGCAGACCTTTATTTAAGTCATATCCAATATAAGTATTTAATAGATCAAGATCGGTCGTATCAATGATGCCGTCGCCATTAACATCACCAACAATCATAGAGCAAAGTCTAGCGTCCGCTATTCTATAAAAAACAGATATATTATTTGCATCTGGATAAATCTTAGCACCTACAAACTCGCCATTCAACAAATGAGAGGCAAGACTATTAACTGATGTATCAAATCTTCCGACGTCTGTTGGGTCATCCACTAATCTAATGACCATTTCATTATCAACAATGGTGGCACTATATAATTTCGCCGTTATTTGAGCCGAAATTGAATCAAAAAACTTAATATTCTGATCTGAAATAGCCCCAATTAATAGTGGGTCTGAGGCTTTTTGAAGATTTGTAATATCAAGGGCGTTTAATAAAGATATCTGTGGCTCGGATTGTTTTATGGAATAAACATTTTCACCAGTGCGCTGATCTGGTATTAATCCGCTTTCTTGAGTAATTGCTGCAACTACGCCTCTAAAAACGTCGTTTCCATAGAATGATATGTTTCGAACACAATTGTCAATGTTGCTTTGAGTTGAAGTATCTTCAACTATCTTTGGAATAGTAACACCAACTCCTGCGTCATAGGCTTGCCCGTCAGTTACCTTGGCGGCGTCTGTATAAATTCTAAACCATAAATCTTCATCTGGTAAATCTACCCACAGAGATCCTGTGAAAGTAGTTATTCTGGAATTAGATACTCTATCATTTCCAACCGCCAATAAGATATCACTTTTGTTAGCTGAACCAGAACGCTTAACACAAATAGCATAATAATTACCAACTGTGAGACCACTCTTGCCAGCTATTGGACTATTACTAAATACAAAATCAATTGGCTGAGGAACAGAATCTAAAACTAATCCAGAAGATAGTAACGAGCTGTAATTTATGCTGGTTTGAGCGACTGGGACATTATTGGGCGCGAAATCTATTGGTAAGTTAGGTACTATATCGGTTGGACATTCAATATTCGATTGAAGAGGATATACGCTAACAATCAAATCACCATTCCAAACTAAATCAGAAGGATTATCCAGATTTCTAACTGAAAGAAGTAATGTTATTTTTTGTATGTTATCAGTTGATGCTTGAAATTTTTGACCTATTTGAGTGGTGACATCTCCATTTAAAAGAACTTTATTATCTTTCTCCGCAGTAAAGATACTTAAATTATCGATGTTGTAATATGGTAGGGCAGTTTTTAATAACGTTTGTAACGATGCGGTTCCACTAACAAAGAAGTCTCTAAAAAATAAATTTGGTTCAATATCTTGAGCCAACATCAAGGCGCTTCTGGACAATGTTATTGGCTTGGCTTCTTTGATAGTTATTTTTCCGCCAAGATTAAATGAAAGATCAGGATCGCCCAACAAATCGTTAAATAACAAAACTAATATTTTGGTAAAATGTCTTGTACTTACCTGAATTTCATTTGTATGAAATACGAATGTTTCATATTGAAGATTAGATTGGAAATCAAGACCAATGATAGCTACCTTAATAGTCTTATTACCGGCAACATTAGATCCCGATAATTCAATTTCCAATTGATTTCCCAAATCATTATCGGCTGGCTGATTTTGCGCACTAATTGCAAGACCATCTAAAAATCCAGATACTAAAGTTGAATCAAATAAGACCGCTTGCTCTAAAACCTCTGGTAAAACACCATTTCCTATATGATTATTAATGATGCCAGCCTGTATTGTATCATTATGTTGTTGCTCGACTGTAAGGTCAGTATCACTAACCTGTCTTCCATCAAACCAAATGTTAGAGGGAGCGCTAACTGGGATGCGTTTAGTCATATTTATTGCCTTTTAAATTGTTTTGCTTAGAAGATAATGGTCTTAGATTCTCTAATGCCCAACACCTCGTAAAACTATCATCGTCCATAGAAATATACTTAAAAGTAGAGTGCGGAATAATATGATCTATCTGCAATGTCCATGTTGACTGATCATCATCATTCCATGTTTTATAGTTATATCTACCCCAATTCGACCAATTCATCCATGGCTCGAATTTATTTTCTAAATAATCTTTTAACTCATGAATTGTATATGGCAATTTGGATATTGAGTTTCCGTTCTTAGAAGAATTATTTCTTTTTAGTCTGCACCAAATAGAGTTCGATACAATGGCTCTTAAATTAAATTGCCTATCTATTTTTTTTCTATTTTTTTGATAAGCAAGATTTTTGCTATTTATTTTAATCTTATTATTTTGATAGTAAACTATAGATGATGCTTGTATCTTTTCTTTATTGTTTGTTTTGTAATTGAGCACTTTTTGTGCTATATACTTTTTATTTTCTAAATAATATGTTCTCTTATAATTCTTAATACACGTTTTGCAAACGCCAGATTTCCTATCTAATTGAGATTTAGAAAAATCTGAATCATTTTTAATAGTAAAGCATTTGGCGCACTGTTTTGTCATAGTGTTCTCATCTAGTATATTGTATAAATACCCTACTATTGGCTGGCTTTAGAGTTTTTATCAACTTTTCCAGCACCTCTTGTACTTTCGTACTGCTATTAACTATACCGAAAGAATCTAAAATATTAATTGAAAAATCGAAATTACCATTTGCGCTATTCTTAAGTGTTGTAAAGTCATTTACTTTTACAACTGACTCAGAAAAATCAAGCAAATATGTGGTATAAAGATCTGGCGTAACTGGGAAATTCATATCAATATTACTACTATAATTGACATCGATAGACTCTCCATAAGGAGCATATAGGGGTCTGGAAATATTGCTTATTCTAAAGTTATCCAATAAGCTAAAAACCGGATAACTTTGATTATATTGAGCGCCAATAACTAATTGATTTATTGGGTCTTTAAATCTAATGTTATCAGTAATAACATACCCGTCTCCAGTTGTTGACGATCCAAATAATATTGGGAAGTCACCAAATAACAAGCTGCTACCAAAAACAGAGGCAGTATATTCGTACCCATCTACAAACAGTCGCATTTCATCCTGTCCAAGCCCGCCATTGAATTTATAAGAAGCTTTTACTCGGTGCCATGTACCCTTGACCCATCTCGTAGGAGCACGTACTACAAAGTCCTTGCCAGAGGCTGAAACGCCAAAATTGATATATCCAAATTCATCTTTATAAATAGAAATCCTGTCTCCCTGAATTCCTTTTGGAAGATAGGTGACTTTAACCACCGAATTTTGCGATGGAAGCTTTCTGCCTAATCTAATTATCTGGGAATTTAATTTATTTTTATTTTCGATTGGTTGATAGGTAACTTCTAACAATAGTGTGTTTTGAGGGAGGGTGTTTCCTAAATAAATTGTTTTACGATCATCTCCAATAGAGCCGCTACCGAAATAATCCTTCTCTGAAAAATCCCCAACTATTTTTACCGATATTATTTGTAAAGCGGGTTTTGAGACAACAACCATACTATTTGTAATGCTTGTACCTTCTTCCTGTATAGCATTCTGCGTATCAATTTCTAAATTACCACCAGCAAAATAATCAAGGGTAGGATCTCCGGCAGCCAAAACAACTTTTAGTATTTTGCCGGCAGGCGAGCTTATTTTAACGGAAACATTATTAATACTCGTTACAGTTTCAGTGACAGCTCCGTATGCGTCAAAATAAAATCTATTATTTGGATCGTTGCCGGTATCAAATAATGGTGAGGTCCAGAACTCAATAGTTCCTTCTTTTCTAGTATCTAATATTCCATCATTAGATACTATTATTGGTTCATCAAGCAATACCAAACTGTTTCCAAAGTTATCATTTACTGCTAATGAAGATTCAAATTGATTTTTGATTTCTCCTACCCTAACATAATGATCGGCTTGGTTAACGAAAGGAAAAGTTTCAAAATCAAGCATCATCAATGTATTTGAGTCTTTTGCAACCGTTTTCAATGAGTTAAAATTTTTAGTAATTGATTTTTGATTTGCAGGTATTGTTTCACCAACCCTGGTATCTGTCAACATAGTTGAATACAAATAAGTTTCGTCAATTACGCAATTAGCATTGTTATTGCCGAACATATCATGACCCAAATGTGCCCTAGTATTATTTTGCGGGTTCATACGGATACTAGTGTAGGTGAAATATTCTATGTCATAGAATCCTGCTGACAAATAAAATGGCTTTCCTGGAGCATTTGCTTGTTCTAATGTGAAGAATCCATTTTGTAAACCACTTCTATAAGAAGATACATTTAATATTTGATATACTCCATTAATAAACACCGGCACGTTTCTATCAAGATATAAAGACTTACGGTCCGCTGAAACTCCAGTTATTTTGTAATATCCGGCAGCCGCGCCTGGAGAAGTTATGAATAAATAATTGCCATTTACAAATTCGCTAAATAATTTAGAGTTATCACTTACCTGTGCAGAACCCGAGGAGTACAAATCATAGCCCGCATTGATCACATAACTATATTGTATCGTTGGGTAAATTAAACTTGACTCGTTATGCGTAACCGGATATTTTTCTTTAATAGTAACAGATAATGCACCGCGTAAAACATTAATTGGTTTTGCAATCACGCTAATATAGTTCACGTAACTATATGAATTTGCAAAATTTAATGTACCATAATTAGTAAATAAAATAGTTTCTGTGACGGTAGTGGCACCCACTATACCATGAATAGTGACGTGAACCGGTGTAGAAAAATCCGTATTACTACCATTGATAGTTGCTGATAATGTTCTTCCGGTGGTAGAAGAAATTGGTTGTGATGCTGGCAAATTATCTGAATAGAACACTCCCCCGGAATATGTTGAGTTAGATGAGCTAATCAATGTTGGAGGAAGTATTATTTTATTAATGTTCACTGCATCCAAGGATATTGGAGCAGGCATTCTTGTCATTAAAACATTTTCATAGCCATCTGCCCAAACATAATATTGTCTCTTTATTTTTCTAAAATTAAGACCTAAAGTTCTCAAAATTACAAGATCATTAGCATATATGTTATTTGATAACACCAATAGATTATTGTTATTTACATCTTTAGAAACGCTGTATGATGGTCTAACAGCGCGCATACCTGGAATTTCCTTTTCCGTATTAGGATAAATATGATAGGTAGCATTTGATAAAGATAGCGTTACATTATCTAATAATGTTAATGAGGTTCCAGAAACCTGAACTATTGTAAATATCTTTTGCAATCCAGGGGCATCTATTCTTAAAGAATATCCCGGCAATACATTATTAGTTGAAAAGTTTGTTCCAGATGATGTAACTACATTAGTTCCAGCAACAGTAAATAAATCATTGTTATTTAATGCCGAGCTAATTGTGCTAACAGTTATATTTGTCGCGATATCTATTTCAGAAGATACATTAATTGCCGTTCTATTTACAGAAAATCTTCCATTAGTAATTGAAAGAGGCATCACAGAAGATAAAGTCAATGATTGTCCACTTATTGATGATATGGTATATCCTGACGGAGAGAATCCAGTCTCATCAATAAATATGGTATCGCCTGAAGAAATATTATATGCGCTAAAATTAATGGATGAAGTTACTACTGAGCTTCCAACAGAGGTTACTAAATCTACAGAACCTACAATATCTGCCGTGATTAATCCAACTATTTCTTCTGGATCAACCGTTCTATATTTTTCATGAAGAAATGGCGATAAGTTTTGACCATATTTAATGATATTGGGGACTTCAAATCCATCGATAAATAAGTGCATTTCATCTTTATTATTTATAGTATTAAGCTTCCAAGAAGCTGCAACAAAGTGAGGATCACCTATTTTCCAAGCAGAAACATCTGCACTTATATGATAAGATGATTGGTCTTTATCATATACTCTAAAGTTTAAATAACCACTAACATCTTTATAGATAGACAATCTTGATTTTGATTTATCTTGACCAAAATCTAATAAATAATGTTCGACATCAGCAATGAAGGTTATTCCTTCATTTATCAATGGAATGCTATTTATTGTAAGCGTCACTCCACTAGTTGTGGTTAATATGTGTACATTGGGAGGGGTTGGAAGATTAAAGCTTTTAGAGTCATAAATTTTGCCATCAGTATTTATTTTGATTTTATAATTTCCGGCAGTAGTAACATATCCGTCTAAAACTTCAATAAACCATCTATTAAATAACCCAGATGGATCTTTATCATAATAAATGAATACTCCATCTTTATTTGTATTCGGTTTCCCGAAAGAAACAGATTCCTTACTAATAGAGAAAATATTTGAATTTGGATGAGCTTCTTCTGATCCAATAAAAATTTGTAATGGATTTATTGGTAAATTGTTTCTAATGATATTGAAAGTTAGAGAGGCATCATTATCCAGTCCATTCCATTGTGGAATTATCCATTCTTCAAAAGTGCCCTCTTCTATCCTTATATTAGAATTAACTGGGAATTGTATGGACTGAGAATTGGAATTAACTAATACTCCGTTTCCAAATTTACCAGGCACCAACTCAAATGATCCGTTTGTAGTAATTTGCTCGGGAGTTAATAAACTTGTGCCCAATGTCCAACCTTGGAAGACAGATTCAGAAATAACTGGTTCTATGTGAGATATGGTTTGCCCAATATTTTTCATAGCAGTTATGGTTGGACCTTTAATAAAGGAAGATAGTGCTGCATATAATGCATCACGATATCTCTCTCTATCAAAATCAATATCAAAATTAGTTAGTTGTGGTATGTTTATTAGAGTCCCAAAGTTTTTTAATAAAGCATCTCTTAAGGCGCCAACCTTATATGATACATAATATGTTGTTCCAGCAGGAAGATTCTTGTTCTTTCTAAAATCTATTACGTTATCTCCGTATTCATAACTTACAATAATTTCATCCGCAACATATGTATAATCAACAAACAAATCTCCTCGATTATAATCTACAATCACGCGAGATAGGTTATTGATTGTAAAACTGTAAACTACCGATACCAGGTCTCCAACATTTGGAGAGTTAACGCCAGATAACACTAACTTAACTGATTCTCCGGGGACGATGACGCCAGAATTATCCCATAACTGAGCGGAATCTGAAGTTCTAACAACAGAAACTGAATATGTGATGTTTGGAGATAATGAAGTGAAATTTTCATTCAATACTATGAAATAATTTGTCCCGTCGTATGCTACTACATCAAATGATTGTTTTGTTATTGTGCCTACGGAGATATTAAATCCACTACTCGTGCTACTGACAGAAAAATTTATAGGATGAAGATTATTTAACAGATCCTGATATTCATATAATCCTCTTACAGATTTTATCTGGTTAGTAATCCCAGCTATAAATCCTGAATCTAAGAAAACTCCGACATTAGAATTATACAATTGATAATTTGTGGTGCTATTATTTAACGTCAATTCATCACTATATTCCAATACTTCTGGAATTATTTGACCTTCATCAAAAGAGGTATAAGAAAAAGACTTATTTTTATTTGACAGCGCATTAATGCGATAGAAAATATCTTCTACGCTAATTATATGCGCAGATTTTGGAACAATAATATCATTTTTGTATGATATTGTTCCAATATCCGATCCCTGTGTACTAGATACTGCACAGTACACTATTCCATTAGAATAATCAATCATATAATCGCCAACATCGACTAATCTATTGATGTTGCTTGATTCGTTCTGATCTCTATCAAACCATCTTTCAGACTTAAATACATTAGAGTAAGAGAAAAATACGCTTGTATTAAATGCAAATCCAATTGTATCTTCAGAGGCTGATACTATTGTGTTATTCTTCAATAATATTTTAAATATCTTTGTAGAGGATAGGTTTACTAGTGTAGAATTAACAAATAATACTTCATTGACCACATCATTAAATGAAGCTCTTTCTCCTGTTGTAGATTTTATATTTGGAGGATTGTGATAAGAGTAATAAATTTTATTATCATTCCATCTTGTTAGCGAATATATTTCTCCAGTTGTTTCATTATATATTCTGAAAACGTTAGTGATCGGTGATTTAGCGGTTTTGAAAGCATTAAGAGCAACTTGATTGTTACCAACTCTTTCGGTTAAAATTTCCGTATGTAATGCGGCACTATAATCCGTGTCAGGAACAAGCACTCGTTCATAATTAAATTCAATAGTGCCCGGGAAATCTAATAAACTTCCTAAAGGAAGCGCAACTATTTCTTTTAAATCAGAGTCATAGACAAAATCTATTTCGGACTTATAATTAAACTTATAATTATAAGTAGCAACCGGAGGGAAAGGTCCAGTTCCATCTCTAGAGATATCTGAGCCATATACGTACACAGTGCCAGTGGCATAATCAATAGAATATTGCCCAGGCATTGCTGGTAAAGAATTAATTCTAAACGGTATTTCTGTTGCAAAAGCCGAATGAGATAGTGTGGGATTATTGGCGTCTGTAAAAATTACTCCGCCAATGGTAGATATAGCCCCAGAAGAATCAATGATTGGTGCATGTTGCAAATTGAATATGTTAATGATTGGAGGCAATACTTCACGTATAGATTTTAGATCTGTATATACCTGAACTGAAGTATCATCAATTACTCTTCCCAAATCTTTAGATTCATACTTAGCTTCTACTCTAACAAGCGAATGAATCGAAAAGTTTGAGTCTTGTAAAATCCTATCATTCAATTTTATTTGATTATCACCTAGTGTTACATAAGTAGAGGCGTAGCTTTGATCATATCTTGAATTATTTATTTGATAACCAAGCGCATTAATATCATACACATATTCTGGAACAAGAGCTGATTGCACAAATGTTAAACTTACCAATTTAGTAACCGGCTGATTACTAAGGTTCAATATTAAATTATTAATATTGAATTTGCCAAGCTCGTCCACCGAATCAATTGATAATACTTCTGTATTTACTTGTTTTTGCAGGGTGACTGGAGATGACCCAAAGAAATCGTAGCTATCAGTTAGAGTAACTTTTGCTTGTGTTGGAGAAGTACCCACTCTAATTATTTCATAAGCACTTTCTTCATTTAATCTATCAAAAGGACCATCACTACGAATTTTTTGCTCGTCTATTATAGTATGAGTAAGATAATTTTCATTTACACTTTGCTTAATATCATAAAGTGCTTTTGATAGAACGGTTGATAACGCATTTAGATATTTACTAACTAATGTGTTGGGATCATCAAAATTATAAATATTATCATGAAAATATGATTTTAAATAGTTGGAAACTGGATTATCTGATTCAAGCGGACCGTTTATTAAATACTTATTAGAGATCCCATCTTCAACAATTATTGCATCACCATTTATAGAAGTAAACTTATGATTCGTTAAAGAAATAAACTCTAAGTTATAAACTGCAAATGGGGTCAGTGGCTGACAAGTTATAGATAATGTTGCTCCCAATATTTTTAATTGCAATACTTCTGGTATTGGAGTATTGAGCCCATCAGGATTTATCTTAACATTGGATGTTACCAAATTAGTAGTTAATGATGATGTAAAAACAACATCAATAGTGGTACTACTAGTTACATCTACGCTGACTATTCTTAGATTTTGCATTATCTGGTCTCGGTGTTAACGATTATTGTATTTGGAGCAAGGTACTCGTCACCTTGAGCTTGGACACTTAATACCTGTCCAGCAACTCCGGTCTTGTTAAAATAAACTATTCTTGCTCTAGCCACTCCCTGAACTGATTGAGCGACGTTAATTAATGTAGGATTATCTATAATAGTGCCCATTTGAGAGGTTGTCATGGCAGTTATTAATTTATCTTTAACAGATTGCACTACGGATGTTGCTGAATTCTTAAAACTATCAGTAAGAACTATGTTCAAAGTTAGATCCAGCAAAACTTGCTTTGCGCCCCTGACTATAACATCAGCATTTATCGGTCTATTATTTTCTATTGCAAAAGTGACGGCAGAAATTAACTGATTATAATTAAACCTTATAGATATTCTT